CAAATTTAAACAAGGGGGAGAAATTATGGCTACAGAAAAGAAAGTTGCTCCTACTCCAATGGGCAAAGTTAAGACAGCGGCTCCTAGCCGTGATGGTGTTGCTACAAAAGGCAAGACCAAAGGCAAGCAAATCGTCATGGCCGGTAACAAGGGCATGAAAAAAGGCGGCAAGTGCTAATTTAAGGAGGCTCTCATGAGTCCAGCAGAGAAACAAGCTCGCGAAGAAATGGCCGAGCGTAAGATGCAAGATGCTACTGAGAAGGCTTACTCTAAGTCTTTGACTAGCACCGACTATGCACCTGAGAAAAAAGACCCGCGTGACGCTGTTCGTGGTCAGCGGGGCTATGCTAAAGGCGGCATGACTGCTTCTAAACGTGCTGATGGTATTGCTCAACGAGGTAAAACTCGTGGCACTATAGTCATGTGCGGCGGCGGGAAGATGTAATCATGATGGCGAGCCGTGGAATGGGAGCTATAGCCCCTAGTAAAATGCCCAAAGGCGTCCGTAAGGCTCGCCGTGATGATACTGACTTCACGCAATACGCTGAAGGTGGTAAAGTGAATGCTGCTGGTAACTACACCAAGCCCGATTTGCGTAAGCGAATCATATCTCAAGTAAAAGCCGCAGCAACTCACGGTACAGGCGCAGGCCAATGGTCTGCACGTAAAGCTCAACTTGTAGCTAAAAAATACAAGGAAGCTGGCGGAGGTTACAGAGATTGAAAGCTCCTCAGAAATCGCTTAAAGACTGGGGCGACCAGAAGTGGCGCACTAAGTCTGGTAAACCGTCAAGTAAGACGGGCGAGCGATACTTGCCTGAAGCAGCTATCAAGTCTTTATCTCCCCAAGAATACGCAGCCACAACCAAAGCTAAACGTGCGGGCAAAGCCTCTGGTAAACAGTTTGTAGCGCAGCCTAAAGCAATAGCAAAGAAAACGGCAGGATTTAGATGACCACTACCGGAACAACCCTCTTCAACTTGGACTTCACGGAGATCGCCGAGGAAGCATGGGAGCGTGCGGGCCGTGAAATGCGTTCTGGATACGACTTGCGTACAGCACGTCGTTCTATGAACCTGATGACCATTGAGTGGCAGTCTAAAGGTATCAATATGTGGACGATGGAGCAGGGGTTTATTAACCTGACTCCGGGTTTGTCTACTTACGCACTACCAACCGATACGATTGACTTGCTAGAACAGGTTATCCGTACTGGGTCTAACACTGCATCTACGCAAGCTGACTTAACAATTACGCGCATCAGCGTCTCAACCTATGCGACTATTCCAAACAAGCTTCAACAAGCTCGTCCAATTCAAGTCTGGGTGCAGCGACTTTCTGGCGAAGTTAACCCAACGAGTGCGGTCTTGGACGGAGCCATCACTTCCACGGACACCACGATCACGCTTAACTCGGTGGTTGGACTAGCCGGTTCAGGCTTTATCCGTCTAGACAGCGAAGACATCTATTACACATACATCTCAGGCAATGTGCTTGGTGGTGTATTCCGTGGCCAAAACAACACAACTGCCGCATCCCACACAGATGGTACAGCGGTGTTTGTACCGCAACTCCCTGCTGTAACTGTCTGGCCAACCCCAGATAACTCAACACCCTATCAGTTTGTGTACTGGAGACTCCGCCGCGTTCAAGATGCTGGCGCTGGTATGGAGACGGCGGATATGAACTTCCGCTTCCTACCCTGCGTAGTGGCGGGTTTAGCGTACCACATTGCTGTCAAAGTACCTGAGTTAATGCCTCGCATCCCGATGCTCAAACAAATGTACGATGAAACATTTGAAATTGCCGCTGGTGAAGACCGCGAAAAAGCAGCCGTTAGATTTGTACCACGTCAGATGTTTATTGGAAGTGGCGGGGGTTACTAATGGGTAATCGGTTTGCATCCGGCAAGATAGCGATTGCTGAATGTGATCGCTGTGGCCAGCAATACAAACTGAAACAGCTTAAGACTGAGATCATTAAGCAGCGTCAGTATCAGTTGTTGGTATGCCCTGAGTGCTGGGACCCTGACCAGCCTCAACTGATGCTTGGAACATTCCCAGTAGATGATCCGCAGGCTTTGCGTAACCCTCGTAAAGACACAACCTATGTGACTTCTGGTGTAAACGTAAACGGTTATGTGTCCGGTGGTTCGCGGGATATTCAATGGGGATGGGCTCCCGTAGGCGGGGCTAGTTTAAATGATGCGGGGTTGACACCAAACTACTTGGTGGCAACGACATTTGTTGGTACAGTAACGGTATCTTGAAGGAGTTCAAAATGGATAAGAAAGATTTGGCGCAAGACAAAAAGATGATTGCTGGAGCCGTGCATAAGCACGAGAAGAAGCTTCATCCCGGTAAGCCTATGACTAAGCTTGCAAAAGGTGGCGTAACCGGTCAGGCTATGCGTGCAGTAGGTCGTAACATGGCTCGCGCAAACAACCAAAAGCGAGGCTAATCATGGCTACATTTAGCAAAAAGTTGATGGGCAAAGAAGTTGGCGATGCCAAAGTCTATGCCAAGCCGCACACAATGACAGGTAAAGCTGTCAGCGCATCTGAGAACCCCGGTAGCGGCCCAAATCGCAGCAACGCAAGCACGGTCAATATGTCTGTGGGCGCAGTTACACGCCGCGATCAACCCGGTACTAAAACCGACGGTATCAAAATCCGTGGTACAGGCGCGGCTACTAAAGGTGTAATGGCTCGTGGCCCAATGGCTTAAGGTTTAAACCATGACAATGACATACGCCCAACTTGTTACTGCGGTAGAAGACTACACGCAGAACACGTTTGACACGACTACGATCAACACAATGATCAAGCAGGCGGAGCAGCGCATCTATAACACGGTGCAGATTGCCAACTTGCGTAAAAACGTGACGGGCGTATTGGCTACTGGGAATAAATACTTAGCTTGTCCCGAGGACTTTCTCTCGACATATAGCCTTGCCATATACCCGTACAACGCTACAACAGCCACCGGCACATCCGGTGCAAAGACTATTGTTGTGGCAAGTGCTACAGGTATATCCGCAGGCCAACAGGTTACAGGCACAAACATCGGCACAAATGCCAAGGTGCGTAGTATCAGCGGCACGACAGTCACATTGACTGTGGCTAATAGCGGTACGGTAAACGGCGCAGTGGTCTTCCAAGGCGACTATCTGTACTTGCTTAACAAGGACGTTAACTTCATTCGTGAAGCATATCCTTTGAGCGCACAACAGTCTGAGCCTAAGCACTACGCCATCTTTGGCCCACAGTCAGCTAACGTGAATGAGTTGTCATTCATTCTTGGCCCTACGCCAAATGCCAACTACAACGCTGAGCTGCATTATTACTACTACCCAGAATCAATCTGCACTGCCTTGACCACATGGCTTGGCGATAACTTTGACTCTGCGTTGCTGTACGGCACACTGTGCGAGGCAGGCACATACATGAAGAGTGCACCTGAAGACGGTATGTACAAGATGTACCAAGAACGGTACGTTCAGGCTATTGCACTCCTCAAGAACTTGGGTGATGGTAAACAACGTGCTGACGCATACCGCGACGGCCAAGTTAGAGTTCAAGTATCGTGAGTTACATCCTACAAACCCAAACTACCAGCTTCAAAAAAGAGCTGTATCAAGGCATCCACGATCTCACGACGGACACGCTCAAGATCGCTCTGTACACTGCCAATGCAGATTTAAACGAAGCCACAACCGTTTACACCACATCTGGCGAAGTAACTGGGGGTAGTTACACAGCGGGCGGCGTAACGTTGACCGGCATCACAATTAACTCGTCTGGGTTCACAGCTTATGTGGACTTTGCTGACGTGGTGTTTAACGCCTCTGTGACGGCTCGTTGTGCTTTGATTTACAACTCAAGCCAGAGCAATAAATCCATCGCTGTGTTGGACTTTGGGTCTGACAAAACCTCAACCAATTTCACCATCACAATGCCTGCTAACACGGCGACAGCAGCATTGATTCGCAGTTCTAACTAAGGAGCCTCACATGAGCTTAGATAAATTGACCGCTACAGATGTAGTAGCCGCTTCCACTAAATACAACACCATGCCTGCTGACAGCTTGGCAATCAATGGTTACTACCATGCTGTTTGCTACGGCGCTGATGGTCAAGTTAAATGGGAAGCACCCATTGAGAACTTGGTAACGACTGTTGGTCAAAACTTGACCTTGGACACTATTCTTGGCAACTCAGCCGCTGGCGCAGTTGTGATGGGCTTGAAGGGTACAGGTACAGCCGTAGCTGCTGATACACAATCTTCACACGCAAGCTGGTTAGAAGTAGGTGGCGCTAATGCTCCTACATATTCAGGCAACCGTCCTACACCGTCATTCAGCGCAGCTTCTGCTGGTAGCAAGGCCACGTCTTCTGCTGTGTCATTCTCCATTACATCAACTGGTACAGTGGCTGGCTGCTTCATTAACATTGGCGGCAGCGCAACTAAAGACTCAACAACCGGCACATTGTTTTCTGCTGGTGACTTCTCTAGTTCTAAGTCTGTTGTTAATGGCGACACAATCGCAGTTACATACACATTGACATTGACCTAAGATGGCCTACGGCTGGGGTGACAATACTTGGGGTGACTTTGGTTGGGGCGGTGTTACCGTCTACGACGCAAGTGTTGCCGAGTCTGTTGCCGCCAGCGAAACCCAAACCGCCCAAACTGTCTATAACGTATCTGTAACGGATACGCAGGCTTTAGCCGAGACACAAGCAGGCGGTTTACTTGTTTCTGCGTCCATTACAGAGACGGCAGCCATCAGCGCCAGCCAGTCAGCTACAGCGGTATTTGCGGGAACGATAGCCGAGTCTGCGGTTATAACTGCGGCACAGGCGGCAACGGCGAACTTTACGGCCACTTGTGCTGAAACAGCGGCTATTGCAGAGACTCAATCTGTAGCAGCTACGTTTGCTAAGTCCATCACCGAGTCAGCGGCGATTTCTGAAAGCCAAACTGTAGCGGCAACATTTGCCAAATCAATTACAGAAACTGCGGCAATAGCGGATACAAATGCTGCCATTACAAGTTACAACGTAAGCCGTACCGAAACATCTCAGATTGCAGAGACACAAACTCCGGCAGTTAACTACGTTGTATCAAGAACAGAATCGGCAGCTATTACATCGGTTGAAGCCGCTGTAGCTACATTTGTTGGTAGCGTATCTGAGTCGGTGGCTATTGCGGAAGCCCAGCTTGCTACGTTGATTATGACCATCACAGAAACGATGGCCATACAAGATACTGAGTTGGTTGGCACATACTACACGGAGTTTTTGACTGAAACAGCGGCACTTTCCGCGCAGCAATCTGCGTCAACGGTATACCCAGTAAGCCGTTCAGAATCAATGACCATGACAGCTACACAAGTTGGCAGAAATTTGTGGGAAGTAATTGATGACACAGAGACTGCAAACTGGCAAAATATCAGCAATCCTCAATCGCCGGGTTGGACTGCTGTTAGCAATACAGAATCACCCGGTTGGACACAAATTTCTACATAGTAGGAGCTATAAATGGCAAATACATCGCTAATCGGCCTTCTCCTCCCGGCCACCGGAACACTGTCCGGGCAATGGGGCGGAGCGGTCAACAACGCCATTTCTGAGATTGTTGATGCAGCGGTCGCTGGTACACAGACCATTTCCACGGATGCTGACGTTGATCTTTCAGTTACTGTTGGCACTTATGCCAGCACCGGCCTGACATCAACAAGCTCACAGTACGCAGTAATCTTGTGCACAGGCTCACGGACAGCGGCTCGTAACATCAACACCCCAAAGCAGAGCAAGACCTATGTTGTAATTAACGACACAACAGGCGGCTATGCAATCACGGTGCGTGGCGGCCCAACATCTCCTACGACTGGTGTAACGGTAGCGGCTGGTACTCGTGCGATCATTGCTTGGAATGGTACTGACTTTGTTAATGTGGGCGGTGGTTCTGCTGCTGGTTCTAACA